CCTGCCACAGGGATGCCGCGGTCCGCGCACACCCGGCGAGTGATCGCCTCCGGCGTCGTTCGGACGAATTTGTATGTGCCGTCGTTCCGCCTGCAATAGATGCCGTAGTCGTAGCAGGTCAGAGAAATCGTCTTCTGCTCCGAGCCTGCCGTGCGGCGCAGCACGATGCCGACGAAAAGCCGTGTCCCCGCATCGTCTGAAAAAGTGATGATGTCCCCGATCTCCGGAATGGGCAGCCCCGCCGTCTCGTCGAAGATCATCTCCAGCGTGAGCTGCCTGACCGGCGTGCTCTTATCGCCGCTCCACGACCAGGATACCGCGAGGTCCGTGATACGCCGGGTACCGCTCTTTTTTGTCAGATCCAGCTCCATCTCAACCGCCTCCCATCAGGATGGACCTCGGCGGGATGCGGATGGTCTGCCCGACATAGATCAGATGCGGATTTTTGATGCTGTTATACTTGGCCAGCGCGTTATAGTAGGCGGCCGTACCGCTGCCGTAATACCGCCGGCAGAGCATACTGAGCGTATCGCCGGAGATGACCTTATGGGTGATCTCGCTATCCGGAGAGCCTCCTGTGCGTCCGGCGTTGCCGGTGTAGAAAGCCGCATAGGCATCCGAAACCTCCCGCGCTTCGAGATCGACGTGCTCCCGCAGGCGGATGGTGCAGTAGACGTCGCCGGAGCCGTCCTTCTCGCTCTCGGTGACCTCTTCGATGTAAACACTCGCATTGATCTCCGTGCCGGTGATGATCAGCCGGACCGGCGATTTCCCGACCGCCCATGCCTTGAGGATATCGAGGTAGTATTGAGGAGAGGCTACCGCGCCGGCCTCGCAGAAGGGATAGTCCTGCGCGGGCAGCAGGCAGGAGATCGTGCCGGCGTACCTTGCGCGGCCCCCGGGCAGATAGACATCTCCGAGCTGTGAGATGTTGACCGTTTCCATGTTCTTTCCTGTCCCCCACTCGTAGGAATCCGGCGTGACCGGAAGCGTCAGCATGACGCTGTCTTTGATAAGGCAAAACTGCATGGCATCAACCTCTCATTCCAGCCATCTCCATCCGCTGCAGCAGCGCCTGCGCCACGCGGTCGATGTCGGCATCCTCGCGGATCACTGTGCCGTTCATTATGATCTGGACGCCGCCGACACCGTTTTTCTCGCTGCGGGCCTCCACGGCCGTCTGCACACGCTCGCCCTGATGAAGGAGAGCCGGGAAATTATCATAGGGAACGTAGTCGATGCCGGTGGCATATCCGCCTCCGGCGTAGACCGCGCTGCGCGGAACTTCGCTGGGCGCAGTATAGCTGTCAGAGGAATCGGTGATAACATAGAAGCCTGCCATGCCCGCCGCGCGGCCCTTACTGAACTCCTGCCCGAGCGTATAGCCGGCGTCCCAGTACGAATCATTGAGCGCCGTATCGCCGCGCACCGAGTCGATCAGGCTCAGCTCCTGCGCGAGCACCTCGTCCTTACCCTCGTTGGCGTTGTACTCATTCATGCCGTCGATCTTGGCTTTCATGATGATGCGCCCCATCTCTGCAGCGTCACCTTCAGCCTCAGCAGTTTTATAGGTGTCACTGCCCATTGCTTCGTTGACGGCGTCCCGGATATACTGTTCCCTGGCATTCTCCAGAGACGCCTTCCACGCGCCAATGGCTTTGTATGCCTCCTGCATATCCTGTCCGCTCTCACCGCCGAGCCAGTCCTTTTGCGCCTCGAGGCCTTGCATACGCGCGGCGTTATACCCCTCGCCCATGGCATTGTCGAGCTCCTGCTGCAGGCCCTCGATGGTGGAGGTGATGCCGCTGAAGGTCTTGGACTGCGCCTCCATTGAGCCGGAAAAGCTCTCTGTGAGTGCGTCAAGAATGATCCGCGCGGCATCTTGGCCGGCGATCTTCCCCTTGGAGATCATGCTGTACACCGTGCCTTGATCTACGCCGTAGGCATCTGCGAGCATTCCGACCGCGCCGATCCCTCGGTCGTTGAGAATGTTGAGGTATTCGAGCGTCGTCTTGTTGCTGGACTTCATGCGGCCGATGGCGGTAGCAACGGCGTTCATATCGCTTGTGGACTGACCGAGCGCAGCCCCCGCGTCACCGATGGTCTGCAGCACGGGCAGAATACTGGTATCGTCATAGCCGTAGGTCGCCAGCGTCTTGCTCATGGCCGTCAGGTCATCGTAGAGGAACGGCGTGGTGTTCGCCATCTGCACGAGGTCGGCAAGATACTGCTTTGCCTTATCCTCACCCTTGAAGAGGGTGGCAAAGGAGATCTGGTCGGTCTCCCGGGACGCTGCCAGCGCGCTGCCGGCGGTCAGAGAGTCGGCCTGCTCGTCCAGCTGCCCCTGCACGGCCTCCTGCACATAGGACTTGAAGGAGGAATCGCGAGACTCATAGCTTTGCAGCGCGCCTGAGCCGAGACCTACTAAGCTACCGAATCCTGCACCAATCAGAGCACCGACCGGACCCGCAACCATAAAACCGGCAGAGGCTCCGGATGTGGCCATAGAAAGTGCATTTGAAATAAGCATCCCGCCTTCACTTCCGAAAGCGCTCCCCGCAAGCGTTGTGGCTCCTTGAGAAAGGAGTTGCTTTGCACTATCGCTGATTCCGCTGATGGCAAGTGCTTGAACAATACTCTTGCCAAAATTAGCTGCTCCTCCGCCTCCCCCGCTGCCGGAGCGGTTTTCCAGCTTGGAGATCTCCTTCTCCGTATCCCGCGCCGCTTTGGCAACGACGTTAAGGTTGCGGACAGCGTTGTCATAGTTTGCCTGCGCCAGCTCCATCTTCAGACCGTCCGCGGCATCGCCGGTCTTCTCAAACTGCTTTTCCGCCTCCTTGAGCGCCTGCTGTGCCTTCTTGACATCGAGCTTCAGTGTGTATTTGTTTTTGTTGAGGGCATATAGCCCCTCCTCCAGACTGTCCACATCCTTGGTAAAGGCCCTTGTGGTCTTGGCCATGGATTTGACCGCGTCCGAATATCGGTCGGTCGATTTGATAACAATGGATGCTTCCGGCATAAAATCACCCCTTTCTATTGACTACGCTAAGGGAAAAGCATATAATAAACACAACGAAAAGAAGGGTGTTATGCGTATGCTTTTTCTCTTTCTGCTGAGCTTTGCAGCTGCCGTGTTTTTTGGCGTGCGCTGGTTCAAGGTTCATTCCTTTGAATACCTCAATGGCATGAAGCCCTCCGAGCAGCTCGACGCCAGCTTTTGGCTCTGTATTGGATTTGTCGCACTTGCGCTCATCCTTGGTGCAGCCGCGTTCTTGTAAGCGCTCCTTCCGCCGCCCTTAAATAGGGCGGCTTATTTTTTTGCGTTTGGTGCTCTTCACCGTCTTGCCCCCCGGGACGGGAGGAGCTTTTTTATTTGCCTCGTAGGAGGACAGCGCCCAGAGCAAGTCCTTCTCGCCCTGCGGCCGGCTATAGTAGTCGCCCGGCAGGATGCCGTGCCGGCTGAACAGGTAATAGACGAGCCCAAGCTCCGGGTCGGTGCCCTCCGTCAGGCGTTTTTTACTTCTTCAATGGTGATGCGGCGATACCCGCTCAGCCGTTCGACCGCCGCGCTCAGATCGGCGATCTCGCCGGGGAGCAGCATAGCCTTGAGCGTTTCCGCCGGCGTCACGCCGCCGAATTTGGACTGCAGCGGCGCAGCCTTCAGGTCGGGGTCTACGCAGCCGGCGAGCAGGATCTGCACCTCGCTGTCCTGCGTCAGCCGCTTCATGTCCTGCGTGCGGCCGTAGGGCAGCGCCTGCAGCGTGAACACGACCGGCGCGCCGGCGGCCTTACTCAGGCGCGGCACCTCATACTTTGCCGTCGGCAGGTTCTTGGATACATCGACAACGTCTTTCCCGAGCAGCAGATCGAGCACGGAGGGCGCCGCCTGTTCTTTACTGGATTCATGGATCGTTTTTTCCATCTTTCATACCTCTCAAATGGTACACATGCAGCGCCTCCGCAAATCTGCAGGGGCGCTGCATAGTCGGTTTAAGCGTCGATGACTTCCCAGTCCTCGAAGGTGAATGGAGCCTCGATCTGACCCAGCCTTGCGGCCTCCCAGTCAGCGAGCGTCAGGTCGTCGAAGCTGATGCCCTTGAGCGCAATGCGCTGGTTGCTCGGATTGTCCGGATCGTCGAGGTTCGTGATCATCGTGTGACGCAGGTCCTTGCCGGACTTGAGTGCGTCGGACTCCGCCGTGATCAGGCGCGAGGTGGCGTTGTAGATGCGCACGGTACCCGTACCGGACAGGCCGGTCATTTTCTTGCCGGCGATCAGTGTGCGGCAGCGCGGCACATCTTCCTTGGTCTTGTTGAGCTTGGCCTGGCAGCCATAGCACTCGGCGACGAGCTCACCGTCAAGCCAAAGGCTGCCGTAAGTGCCGCTGCGTACCAGCGCGGCTTCCAGAATTTCAGGCATATTTTCTCCTCCTTCTTATCAGACGGCGTCTGTGACCTCGAACACGATGTTGAAGTCCTCCATCGCGTCGAGCACCCAGCCGTAGAGGTTGAGGAACACGTAGCTCCCCGTATCTTCCTTGATCACCGCCTCGTCGGACAGGGCGCGGATGCGGGCCGCCTCATCGGTGTCGCCCGCGTCGCTCGCCTGCTTGACGAGGTAAGCACGCGCTGCGTCGGCGTCCAGCTTCGCGCCGGAAGATCCGGCCTTGAGCACGTTGGAGTCCTCCAGCTGCTTGAGGTAGTCGCGCACAGCGGTCAGCAGGATGCACTTGTTGTCGTAGCTGTTCGCGCACTTGCCGAGGTATTCGTCCTCGACGGCCGTCATGGCGTAGTACCGGATCAAATCGATGGCCGCGGTCATCTTGATCTTCTTCAGCGCCTCCGGCTCGGTCGCGGAGAGGGTGGTCTTGCTCGTCACCGCGCGGCTGAGCTTGCGCACACGGCCGTCGTCGATGAGAAAGACCTTGCCGGCATCCACAGCGTCGTCAGGCGTCGCCGTAGCGGTCACGGCAGTTACCTCGCTGAGCACGGCATAGGTCGCCGAGCAGTCGGCGGGCGTGCCGGCAAGAATACCGGCGATTCGGGAGCAATACGCCGCCGCGGCATAGGTCGTGGAGCCGACCACGATGCCGGAGGACACAAAGTTGATAATTCCCTCATCGTCTGCGGCCGTATTCGGCAGCACCGCCTTGCCGATATAGCGCAGCTTGCGCTGTGCCTTTACCAGCGCGGCCAGAGCGGTCGCGTCAGCGGCGGAAATGTCGACGGGGCCGCAGAGGTAGTCGTAGCTGTAGTTCGCCAGAGCGCTGAAGCCAGTGGCGATCTCCGCCGCTGCGGCGATCACGGAGACGTAAACCACGCTGGGGCGGTTGATGTGGCCGATCATCGCTCGTTTGATGTAAGCAGCGTTGTCGGCGCCCAGCGTGCTCGGGATATCGCTCTCCTGATAGATCGCGTGCACACCGTTTGCCTTGCTGTCGCGGATGATCAGCGCGACGACGCTCTGCGAAGTGCGTGCGGCAACGGTGCGTGCTGCTTTCTTGAGCGTAAAGGTCAGTTTGGGAAGACCCATATTGCATTTCTCCTTTTTTCAGATTTTTTTGCCGTTGACGGTGAGCGAGGTACACAGCGTTTTTGCCGTTTCCCCCGTCTGGCCGTCTGCGGATTTTGGCGTCATAAAGCTAAAATCGATGAGAATGACCGCTCGATCCGGCTCACGCGGGAGGCTCTTGAGCGTTGGCTTGAAGCGCCGGTCTCCGACCTTCAGAACGCCGCCGAGCAGCGTCAGACATTCGTCCACAACGCCGCTGAGCCGCTGCCACGAAGATTCGTAATGCTCATCCTTTTCATCGTAGGCCGTGAGCGCGATCTGCACTGTGCGGCGGTCCGTATAACGGCTCGCGTCGCTGCGGTCGTCCTTCGTGACCTGCAGCCAAAAAGAGGGTCGGTCAAAATCCACCGGGCAGACGTCCAGATATACCGTCCGCGCCGGCCACTTCTCCGTGAGCCGGGCATTGATCGCATCCACGATGTCCATCGTCTTCATCCTTCGCCCTCCAAATAAGCCGCAGCCTTTTTCTCGATCTCCCGCGCGCCGTCCTCCTGCAGCTTCACAAGCTCGGACGCAGCGGTCATCTGATACATATACTTGCCCGGGACACGGCTCTTGCCGCCCTTGGTCAGGTGACCGCCCTCGAGCGCGTTCGTGATATAACCGGCAGCATACCCGCTCAGCTCCGTTCGTGCCTTCGCGCGGACTGCCGCATAGCCTTTCCCGGAGCCGATGTACCGCTCCTGAACGCCGGCTACGCGGCCGGTGCCGCCGATGCGGCGCTGCACCGCGGCCAGCATCACTTCTCCGGCCTCTTCAAAGAACGCCGCCTTTGCCGCCTTGACAGCATCCGGAAAACCCTCCAGCTTCTTCACGGTCTCATCAAGGCCGCAGATCTCAACACTCTGCATCAGGCGTCCCACCTGCGTTCGATCACATACTCATTCTTGTATGGATCGAGGTCGAGCACCTGCCGCACAGTATAAGGGGGCTCTGTATCCTGCTGTACGAGGTCGCCGGCGCGCAGCACGATGACCTTCGGCGTGACCAGTACGCGCTGCTGCAGCTCTGCACGGTACACATCCTCGGCGTCGTTTCGGAAATATTTCTCCGTCAGCACGCCCGGAAAGGTAAAGCCCGGAACCTCGACCGCCGTCGGGCGGTTGAGCGCATCGCGCCCGGTGTGGTCCTGCGGCTTTGCTGTCAGCGTCACGCTCTCGCACACCGCGGCTTGAAGCTCCTGCCGGTCACGCTGCTCGGAAAGCTCGATCGACGTCAAGAACAGGAATTTGCCGTTCCAGCGCATAGCTTCATGCAGCGTGAGCCTGCTGTCCGTGCGAATGGTGAGCTTTGCACCGCGCGCTCTCGTACCGGCCGCCGAAAACAGATTGTCGCGGATATCTGTCTCCACATACGCCGGGCAGGTCCTGCGGATCGTCCAGGCATAGGCGGCGCTGTCCTCATCGTGCATGAGCTGGAGAATATCCACCTTCTGGTCGAGGAGCGACGAGAGATTGGTGTTCGTTCCGTATCGCATTCTATTCCTCCACGCTCGGGAGCAGATTCACGCTGTGCATATCGAGGATCTGCATGACAGTCGGATTGCGGCCGGTGTACTGCATCGTGACCTGGCGGTTGTCGATCATCTCAGCTGCAACCGTCTTTATGGCATACCCCAGCTCGGCGGCCACTTCATAACCGGTGCCCTGCTTCTGCGCCGCGGTCTCATCAAGCTTGATGCCCGTATAGCGCTTTACAAAGCCGATGGCCGCGGACAGCGCCGACCGGCACAGGTCGCGGTCACTCGCCGGCAAGTCTACATATTCATCCTTATCCAGACACAGTCTTGCAAATACAGCGGTCTCTTCCGCCGTGACATTAGGAATGCACAGCATCGCGCCCTCCTTAAGTATCCGAACCAGCGCTCTCGGCTTCGAGGATCGCATTGATGATGTCCGCCTTGTTCCAGTTGGACTTTACATCAACGCCCAGCTCCTCCGCCTTCTGGCTCAGCACATCCTTGGTCAGGCTCTCAAGCTCCTCCTGTCTGTCGGGCGGATCAGCCTGACCGCCGGCTTCCTTCTCCGGCTCAAGGTATCCGTCTGCGACAAGAGGGGCGGCGATGTCATCGCTGACATCGCGCACCTCGCCG